CAGTCCGTCGGCGAGAGCTTCGCCCGGAAGGTGATGCCCTTCCGGTGCCTGATTCCCGCCGCTGGCTGGGACGGCAAGACCGACAAGCTCTACAAGCCCCGCGAGGGCAGCACCAACCGTGTAGGCTTCGTTATGGCCTGCGACGATCGGACGAACAAGACCGCTGCAATCGGGCAGATGCTCGGACGCGCCGCACGGATTTCCGTAAACCAGTCTTTGGCCCGCGTGAAGTCGGGAGCGATCACCGCCGAGGGATGGCTGACCAACGGCAGAACCCCCGAGGAGTGCGACGCGATGCTCGACCTGCTGGACGAGGCGGGTTACATCATCTACCGCTCCTTCTCGAAGAAGAACGGCTACTACCCGAACGACGACCACATGGGGGCCCCGCTGTCGGACGATTACAGCAACCTGAACTACGGACGTGTGGCGGACAAGGCCACGATCTACGCCTATACTGCCTACATCGAGGAGATTCAGGACGACATCGAGACCGACGACGAGGGCAACATCCCGCAGGAGATGTGCTCGTACTACGAACGCCTGATCGACAACGCCGTCGCAGTGGCGATGCAGGGCGAGATCAGCGACTTCAAATCGTATGTCGATCCGGCGCAGAATGTCCTCTCGACCCGGCGCATGGCGGTTTCGTGCAGGATCAGACCGCGGGGCACGCTGCGGTACATCATCGTAAACCTCGGATTTGAGAATCCGGCAATCAAGCAGTAGCAGCATGAAAATACGAATCAACGGAAAAGAGTACGACTGGGGCACCATCAAGATCATCATGTGGGGCCGCCCGGTGGTCGGAGCGACCAGTGTCGACTACAAGCTCACCAAGGCAAAGGAGGCTCTGTATGCTGCAGGGCGTTACGCCAAAGGCATCCAGCACGGTCAGCGGGCCGCGTCGGGAACTCTGACGCTGCTGCAGAGCGAGATCATCGCCATGAACCGCGCCGCCCGTGAAAAAGGCTACAAGGACATCCTCGACGTGGATGTGGATATTCTGATCTCCTACATCCCCGAGGACAGCACGGCCATCACGGTCGACCAGATCATCTGCGCCTCGTTTTCGGAACTCCCCTCGGGCATGAAGGCGGGCGACATGAAAAGCGAGCATGCCATGCCGTTCGTCGCTCTCGACATCGACTACGACATCGCGTCGAAATAAAACAAGCCCACGGCATCGAACCGTGGGCTGTTTAAACACCCTTTAAACCCGCATAAAATCATTATGGAAAAGAAGGATATGGCCGCAAAGATCGCGGCATGGAAGAAGAAGCACGGCGATGTATTCGCCTACGAGGTTGACGGCAAAACCTGCTACCTGCATCGTCCGGGACGTGACGTGATCGCTGCTGCATCGGTGGTCGGCAAAGAGGACCCGTTCAAGTTCGCCGAAGTCATCCTGTCGAACTGCTGGCTCGGAGGCGACGAGGAACTGCGTGACGACGACCGCTATTTCATGGGGCTGTCGCAGCTGATTTCGGAAATCGTAGAGATCAGGGTCGGGGAAATAAAAAAACTTTGAGCGGCACCGAGGTCGTCAAGGGTGACGGGTGGCTGCATGCGGGCAACGCCCTGATCCGCTCGGTGCTGCACATGGACCCCGACACGCTGTCGGACGAGGCGTGGGGCTTTCAGGTGAGAATGGCCGAATGGGTGGAGAATGAGCGGGTACGCAGATATACGCCTACCGCCTGATTTGCCACAGGTCGCGCCACTTGTCGATGTGCATGGCACATTTGAAGCCCTCACCCAAAAGGTTAAGCAAAGCGGCAGCCACAAAGATCAAGAATATCCAACCTGCAACAGTCATAGCAATACAGTTTCTGCAAATATATGGATAATCGCGCAAATTACCAAGTAGATATCGGCGGGAATGTCTTCATCGCGATACAGAATATGTTTGCGGAGTTCACAAAGATCGTGCAGGTCGTCGAGAAAGTCGACGAATCCGTGCAGAACTCGACCCGGCAGATTACGGAACACGTTGACAAGTCGGCCAATGCATTCGGCGGTCTGCAAAAACAGATCGAGCGAATCAGTCTGACCTCCATTATCGAGCAGGTCAAACAATTAGCCGAAGGTGTTGCGAATTTAACAGGTCCCGGCATCGGCTTCGAGCAGTCGATGGCCGACCTGTCGTCGATCACGGGTATCGCGGGCGACGAGCTGCGCGACCTGGGGAAAGTCGCCCGGCAGACGGGTAAGGAGAGCGGGCTGGGTGCGCAGCAGGCGGCGAATGCCTTTGCCCTGCTGGCCTCGCAGATTCAGGTGGACAAGATCGGCATGGAGGGGCTGAAGGCCCTGCAGCAGAACACCATCACGCTGTCCCATGCTGCAGGGATGTCGATGAACGATGCCGCCACGGCCCTGGCCGGAACGATCAACCAGTTCGGTCTTCAGGCTACGGAGGCCAACCGGGTGATCAACATTCTGGCGGCAGGTTCGAAGTACGGAGCCGCGGAGATCGTCGACCTTTCGCAGTCGTTCAAGGTCGTCGGTGCGGCGGCCAATGCCGCAGGCCTCACGGTCGAGGACACGGCAGGTGCGATCGAGGTTCTATCGAAAAATAACCTGAAGGGAGCCGAAGCGGGTACGGCCCTGCGCAACATCATGCTGAAGATGCAGACCGTCCTCGGCGTGGACTTCCGCAAAAACAGCTTCTCGGATGCCCTCGATGCCCTGAAGCCCCGCCTGACGGATGCCGCCTATCTGTCGAAAGTGTTCGGCATGGAGAACATCGCCGCAGCGCAGTTTCTGATCAAGAACTCGGATGCCGTGGCCGAAATGACCGCCCAAGTCACGGCCACCAATGTCGCCCAGGAGCAGGCCGCGATCCGCACCGACACCGTGCAGCAGATGATGGCACGCTGCCAGGCCCGGATCGACGACCTGAAGATCGGGTTTTTCGAACTTACGGGATCAACTGGCGGTTACGCCACGATCATCGCGCAGCAGGCTGTAACTGTTTCGCAACTCTTACCCCTGTTCGGGCTGTTCGGCAAGGCGATCGGTTTTGTCACCAGCGCGGAAAAACTACACACCGTGTGGGCCGGAGCCGTAAAGGCGGCAACGGTGGCATGGACAGGCGTACAGTGGCTTTTGAACGCTTCTCTGTGGGGCTGTCCGGTCACCTGGATCGTGGCAGGGATCACGGCCCTGATCGCCGTCATCACCGTTTGCGTTACGAAGGTCGAGGGCTGGGGCAAGCAGTGGGACAGCGTCGTCAAGTTTATGAAGCTGACGGGCAAGTTGTTCGTCGAAACGATCAAGTACGAGTTCAGCACGATGGTCAACGGCATTATGATCGGCCTGGATTACATAAAACTCGGGTGGTACAAGTTCAAGAAGGCCGTAGGCCTGGGCGACAAGGCCGAGAACGAGGCGATGATCTCGCAGATTTCGGGCGACATCGACAGCCGCAAGAAGGCCATCGTCGACGGGGCCAAGAACCTGAAGAACCTCGCCCAGGATGCCGGGAGTTCCCTCTCCTGGGAGCTCTCCTGGAAAAACGGCAAGAATGGCGCAGCCAATGCCGTCAGTCCGTTGATTGCGGCTTCTGAAACCCCGGACGGCACGAAGACGCCCCGCACGAAACAAAAGGTAAACATCGACTTCTCCAAGACGGGGACCGGGACCGGGTCCGGGAGCAAGACGGTGCTCGATCTGAACAAGATCATCCCCGACATGAAAGGATCGGCGGCCTACACGGCCATCGCCTCGCGGCTTTCGGCGGTGCGGGTTCCGTCCCTGGCGACCGCGGCGGCATCGTTGGCCATGCCGCTCACGGTGGCGGCGACTACGCTCCCGCAGTCCGGGGGAACGGCCCGGCCGACACCGACGGAACTGGCATACGACAGTCAGCGCCGCGGAGGTGTCACGATGAGCAAATTCTGCGACACGATCGAGATACACATCGCCAACGCCGACGGGAAGGGCTACAATCAGATCGAGGAGGAAGTCACTGCCGTACTGAAAAAAGTCTTGGACGAATATGAAGCATAAGTATAACATCGAGCACCTGCTGCAGTCGATCATCGGCTATAAGGGCCTGCCTTATCCGGGAGCCTTTTCCCCGAATCGTCCGGCCGGCAGCTACACCGGGGACAACTTCGACATCCCGACCTCTCCAGCTCCGCAGCAAGAGCTCGTGAAAGGTACGCGCCTGTACAAGAAGGATGCCCTGGGCAGGTGGTACTTCATGCCCGTATTCATCAGGCATCAGGACATACGGGGCGAGGATCACACCCTCGAGCTGGAGAACGCCGTGATCAGCATTACTGGAACCAAGAACATCGTGCGCACGCCCCTGGTGGGCCGCCGCGGGTCGGTCAAGGAGCTGATCAGCATCGGGGATTACAAAATCTCCGTCGCGGCCTTCATCAGGTCCGCAGACGGCAGTTATCCCGAGGCGCAGATTGCGCGCATGAAGGAACTTTACAACATCAACGAATCGGTCGAACTGATCTGCGTGCTGACGGACCTGCTGCTCGACGAGGGCGACCGGGTCGTGATCACGGACATCCAGTACCCGCCGACGCCCGGTGTGGAGGATGGCCAGGCGGTGACGATCGAATGCGAAACGGATTCACCTTTTGAACTGATAGTGCAATAGCCATGTATCTACCGTGCAGTAAAATAACCATCGGAAGCAAGTATTTCGGCGGAGTGCATGACATCAAGATCAAGCGCTCGATTCATACGATCGGGGCCACGGCTTCGGTGAAGGTTCCGGTGACGGCGGTGCTCCGGCAGACTGGGACCCCTCCGGCCTACGTCGAGACTGCACAGGTGATCAAGGCGGGCGATCCGGTAGAAATCCAGCTCGGGTATGACGGACGCCTGTACACCGAATTTCGGGGTTATGTGAAGCAGCTGAACTTGCAGACGCCCCTCGAGATCGTTTGCGAGGACGAGTTCTACACCACCCGCCGCCGGAATGTCACGCTGCAGGGGAAGACCACGCTCGCTGCTGTTTTGAAAGCCTGCGGCCTGCAGGTGGGATATGCCGCGACGCTGACCCTCGAGGCGTTCCCTGCGGACAATAAGCCCGTGGCGTGGGTCCTGGGACAGATGCAGACCAAGTACGGCCTGGCGGTATGGTTCGACCTCGAGGGGCGTGTCTACGCCTGCGAGCCTTACAAGGTCGTCGGCGATGCCGTGAAATACCGCCTGCGCTACAACGTGGTGAAGGACGACGATCTGAAATATCTGCGGGCCGAAGACGTGAAGCTGAAGATCAAGGCCGTGTGCATCTACAAGGACGGGACGAAGGTCGAGGCCGAGATCGGTCCGAAGGACGGGACGGAGAAGAAGCTGTACTTCTATGACGTGAAGGATCAGCAGGAACTGGCAGCCCTGGCGGCGGCAGAATTGAAGCGATACAGCTACGACGGTTATGCAGGCAGGATCACCGCCTTCCTGCAGCCCTATGCCGCCCCGTGCATGGTGGCCGAGATCGAGGACGAGGTCTACCACGAGCGGGACGGACGGTATTACATCGAAGGAGTAGAAACAACCTACGGGACGGGCGGAGCACGCCGGACCGTGGAAATAGGGATAAAAATATGAGCAGTGAGAAAGAGATACGCGAGGTCCGCATGATGTTATCAGAGCGGTTGCGCAATGCGGCAAAGGCGGCCATGTACGGCACGGTCAAAAGTGTCGACGAGAACGCCAGGACGTGCGACGTGCAGATCGGCGGCATTGTTTACGAAGGGGTGCTGCTGTACTCCGTCGAGAAGGAGAACCTGCGCGGGAGGGTGCTGATCCCCAAGAGGGAGAGCGCGGTGATCGTCGCCCGGATCGACGCGAGCGACCGCTTGTATGTGGCGTTGTTCTCCGAGATCGACAAGGTGGTCTTCACCCTCGGGGATCAGGTGACCATGACCTGCGATGGGGAACGGATCGAGGCCTCGGCCCCGAAGATCGTCCTGAACGGCGGCGAGCTGGGCGGACTGATCAACATCGAGCCGCTCACCCGCAAGATCAACGACCTGATCGAGGCCTTCAACACGCATACACACACCATTCCCTCGGGAGCGGTGGCCGTGACCGGAAGCGCATCGGCGCAGAACAATCCCAAGCCCGTAGAGGTTCCCGCCCCGGCATCGAAGCACGACAAGGTCCGGCGCGGGGATTATGAGGACACCAACGTAACGCACTGATACGATGATCGACATTTTACAGACTTCGACGGGAGACGTGGAGCTGTCCGACGATCTGATCCGGACCGAGGCGACGGAGCAGCACAAGCGGGACCTGCTGCTGGCAAGCCAGGGCGATTTCAAGGAGGCGCCCACCGTCGGCGTCGACTGTGTATCGTTCCTGCATGACATCGATCCGGCGGACTTCCTCCGAACCGTGCGCAAGCAGTGCGAGCGCGACGGAATGCGGGTCGATGCCGTGGACTACGCTACGGATGGAACATTGACGATAAGCGCAGAATATGACGACAGCAACAGTTAAGGCCCGGCAGACGGTCTACGACATCGCCCTCGAGCAGTATGGAACCTGCGAGGCCGTGGGCGAAATCCTTGCCCTGAATCCGCAGATCGCCAACGATCCGGAAGCCCTCGTGCAGCTGGGGATCGACAGCATCGGCGAAACGGGGTTTTACCTGGACGTGGCCGTTGCACCGGGGACACAGCTGCGCATCGACGACGAAAGCGGCCTGATGCGCAAGAACACGCTCAAAGAGTTGGGAAACGACATAACAACCTACCGATATGGCCAGAACGATTAACGACATACAGCAGTCGATCATCACCGACCTGCAGACCTATTTCCCGAAGCTCTCGACCTCGAAGGTCGCCGAGTGGCGGCTGTGGACCTATGTGGTCGCAGCGGCGATCCACGCCTTTGAAATAATTCTCGATCTGTTCCGTCAGGAGGTTGACGAGCTGACGGCCAAGATCACTCCGGGCACCAAATTGTGGTATGCCGAAATGTGCTACCGTTTTCAGAACGGACATACACTGGTATTCGACAAGAACACGGCGCAGTTCTACTACGAGCAGGACGACCCCGACAGCCGGATCGTGAAGGTCGTGGCCGTGAACGAGGTCTATAAGATGATTTCGATCCGCGTGGCCAAAACCGACGGAGAGGGCCGGATCATCCCTCTGGACGACAGCGAACGCCGCAACCTGGCCGACTACATCGACACGATCCACACGACGGGTATTCCTACGACGATCGTAAGCACGACTGCCGATACGATACGTTACAACCTGGAGGTGTACTATGATCCGGCGGTCCCCTCGAGTGTCGTGCGTGAGCAGGTCGGACAGGCCCTCGAGACGTTCAAGACCTCGCTGTCATTCGATGCCGTATTCTATGCCCAGCGGCTCGTAGACGCCGTCATGCACGCCGAAGGTGTCGTGACGGTAAAGGTCGTAAGGCTCGAGCATAAGACCAGCGCCGGGGCGGACTTCGCCCCCGTCGATGTGTTGGCCGAACTGGCCGCAGGGTATTTCGAGTACGCAGCCGAGGGGAACACGCTGACCCTGACATCTACCAAATCGCTATGAGGAACTATAAGATAGACTTCCGGAACCAGGTGCGGCAGCTCCTGCCGGAACACAAGCGTCAACCCGTCCGTCTGCGGATTCTGCGGGCCTTTGTAAAGCCGCTGGCGGACCTGTTCGCCGCCTTCAGCCTGTGGCGCGACGAAACCCGTAAACTGCTCAACGTGACCAATCAGGAAGGAGTGCTCGAACAGTTCCTGCGCAACAAATACGGAGCGGCGGACATCACGATCGAATCCTACCGTGAAACGGGGTTTGCGGTCGGGATACGCTCCGAAGGTGTGGGCGTGGCAGTCCCCGTGGGACTGAACAGGGGCGAAGGTACTCCGGCGGTAGTATCGCTCCGGGGAGAGAACCGCGAGCAGTTCGGGGATGTGGACTTCATCGTCCATGTTCCGGCAGGTGTCGATGCCGAACAGATACGGGCTGACATCGAGAAATACAGGGCTGCTTTAACAACGTATAAAATAGACCAAAGATGAAAAGACAAACACAAGTGCTCGGCGTCCGTAACTGGTACGGCGATGCGTTCGTATCACTCCAGGAGGAGCCGCTGAAGGTGATCGACGGCTTCTTCTCCCAGTACGGGGCTTTTGTCCTTTCCGGATGCGAGGTGAAGGCAAACGGCAGCAAGTACGACATAGCGCCCGGTCTGGTCGTGCTCGAAGGGTCCGGGGCCGACAATGCGACGGTCAAGGTCGTCGTGCCCTTTGCCGGGATTACTGCGACAGCCCTGCCCGTCTACCTCACACTGGGCTACGAGACCGAAACGGATGTCTACAACGACGGCAACGTCAAGCCCATCGCCCACATCTACAAGGCTGTGGCAACAACCGTAAAACCTGCGGGCAGCTATGTGCAGATCACCCGGGACGGCGGCGTGCGGTTCATCGACGCGATTCAGGATGCTACACATCGGCTTATCACTGATAACGAGCGCACTGCCTGGAACAAGGCCATTCAGGACGTAGCGAAATATACACCATTCGATTACGTTGTGGATAGCAACGCTACTTTGGCTGGACTGAACAACAATCCCAATGCGACGTGTGTTCTGATCAAGAAAGGGACATGGACGGCTCCATCAAGTGGCATTCTGCTGCATCCCAATACCAAACGGATTGTTGGACAGCCCGGAAGCCTCGTCCAATATGCAGGTAGTGATTCATGCTTAAAGTACAGCACAATTCCAAGTTTAGAGAGTGGTTACAGCGCCCATGGAGTATGTGTAAAAACGACGGGACAAGGTCACGGATTTGTAAATATGGTTAACTTGGAGGACTGCAAGTGCGAGGGTGCTGATATTTATACGCCAGATGATCCCTATTGTTTCTTCAAATGCAAGAATCTGATCCGTTGCTCCATATTTATCCACTCGAAAAGTCATCAGGCTTGGGGGTTTATGGAGTGCGAAAATATGCTGCAATGCAATGTAAGATCAGATGAATATTCGATTGATTCGATTGGAATCTATCATTGCAGAAACCTTACTCAATGTATCAGCGATGGCGGTATACATTTCAGTTACAATGTATTCATGTGCCAGAGTAGTAGGTATGAATACAGTTATTTCAGCTCCACCGATAATGAGAACTACAAATGTGCCGACACAATGAATGGAGGCTGGAATAAGATCATTACGGCATGATCGTCATTCACAACAACCTGATTCCGCTGGGCAAGGCCCGGACAATCAACTTTTTCGGGGTCCTGTTCACCAAGAACAAGAACCTGACACCAAAAACAGAGAACCACGAAGCCATACACACCCGGCAGCAGATCGAGTGGCTGATCCTCTACGCGACGGCGCTCCTGGTGCTGATTCCTGCCTGCGGATTATCCTGGCGGTGGCTCTGTACTGTGCCGATCTGTTACCATGTCGTCCTGTACTGCACCCTTTGGGCCCTCGAATGGTTGCTGCCGCCATACGACACGGCATACCGAGACATAGCCCTCGAGCGGGAGTGTTACGACAACCAGGCCGATCAGATGTATCTGAAACGCCGCAAATGGTTCGCATGGGTTAAATACCTGTTTAAACGACCTGTAAG